ATTGTGTCCGAGTTGATATTGTAGTTGCCTTCGGTCGAGCACAGTTCTTCGCCGACCTCAAACGACTGCAAAGCATTGCCCTCGTATATCTCGTACAATCGCTCGTAAAAGCGCAAGATTTTGGCACAGGCGTTTGGAACGCTCCACTTGGCTATTGTGAGCCGCACCGACGTTATGTCGTCGATTCTCGGCTCTAATACGCGCTCAAATTCCGTATTGCCTTCTATCGTTTCCGTTCTTACGACTTTGCCGTTTCGCTTGTACTCCACAGTAAAGTCCACGGGATATTGGTTTAGTTTGCTATCCCCTATGACTTTCCAATATATGATAGGTCGGTTAGTAAATTTTAGTTCGATGAACGGCTTGTCGGCGAACACACCGTCCGCATCCGAGAGTTTTCCGCTCCACCAACCGCACAGCACCGAGTCGTCCATCATTTGGAACGTACCGTCCATTGTCGCGTTTCCATCCATAGTGCAAGCCTTGACGGTCGGCTCACTCGGTAAGTGGTATACCTCTTTCGGATGGCTTATTTCCGAATTGCCGCTCTCCTCGGTCGTTATATCGCGGCTCAGTTCTTCGTCGGCATAGATAATTTCCACCCTACCGAACACCTTGCGCGGATTATCCGAGTACCCCATAGGCTACCTCTCTTGGAAAGACACCGACACGCTTTTCCACATTATCCTGCCGTGCGCCCAATCGTAATGCGGCATATACGTTATGCCGTCCGAGCGAGCCGCTATTGTAACAAGTTCGCCTGTGGCGTTATCGTGAAAGGTCAATTCGGTGAATGCGCCGCTGCCTGTTTCCTTTTGCAATGTCATCATATCCTCGGCGGACAGATACTCCCAATTCGCGTCCACTTTTCTTTTTGTGCCGATTATGTCCACGACGAGTGTTCCGTCCGCCGTGCGCTCCGATTTATCCAACACTTCGGGCGATACGGTTATTTCTTTCGGCGGCTTTATTGCCTTGCCGTTGATTAAAAGAAAATCCAAGTTATCCCTCCTGTAATGTTACACCGTTGCGCTTATATTCCTTTGTGAGCTTCGGCATTATAAGCCGAGCAAAAGTTTGACCGTCGATTTGCAACACGACATCGCCGCCTTCGCCGCCGCCCGGCATTCCGTTCATTGCCGCCATTCCTTGCAGTAAGCCGTTCAACAGATCGCCGTTAGGACTGCTCCCCGTTCCGACTGCCGCTTGATTAGGCGATGTTGCGAGATTGAGCGTTTGCGCTACCTGCATTGCCGCACGTTGTATCATCGGGAGATCCGCGTACATGCCTTGCGCCATCATATCCATTAGGTTGGGTATCCACTCGTCGGCGGTATGACCCGGTCCTTTCTTTGTCGGCGAGCCGAATCCGAGGAAGTCCGCGATTGCGTGACCTACATCTTTGACGCCGTCCACCACCCAATTCCATGCGCTCTCTATGCCGTCGGCAATATTGCTTATTAAATTCTTCCCCCAATTGAATGCATCCTTGAATAGGTTTTCGAAAAAATCTCCGATGCTTGAAAACAGCCCCGTAATCTTATCCCATATCCATCCGCAAACCGAGCAAATGCCGTCCCAAATGTTCGTGAAAAAGCCGCTTATGCCTTCCCATACTTTCTTAAAAATGCTGCCTATTGTATCGCCGCAACTGCCGAAGAAACTGACCAATCCTTCCCCGAATCCCTTGATAAACTCCCAAATACCGAGGAAGATGTTCTTTATTCCCGACCAAATATTGCTTGCAAAACTTTGCATATATTCCCACGCCGACGACCAATCGCCGCGCAGTACCGCGCATACGATCTTTATAATGTCGAGAATGGCGTTGACAACGTCGATAACCGCTTCGAGAAACGGTCCGAGTGCGTCGATAATGCCTGCGAGAACGCTCGACACCACGCCATACAACGTCATCACGATTCCGCCGATGAGTTCAAACACGGGCTTTAAGGTTTCGTATAATTGGACGATGGTATCCCAAAGCGAGGCAAAAAGCGTTTTGAGTTTTTCCCATATCGGTTTAACGTACCCGAAGAATTTCGCAAGCGCGTTCCCTATGTTCGTATACGCCGCCTTTATGCACGTCCAAATCGCCGTGAATATTTTCTTGATCGTCGCCCAAATCTTTTCGCCATTTTTCTCCCAAAATCTTTGTATGGATTTGACCGCATCTATGACTATGTCTTTAACGACGCCCCATACCTTTTTGGCGATACTCCATACTTTCTTGAACACCGTACTCACGACCGTCCAAATCGCTTGTAAGGCTTTCACAACGGCGGATATAACCTTTTCGCCGTTCTTTTCCCACCACGCCTTTATGCTCTCGACCGCCGAAAGAATAACCGACTTTATCCGCTCCCAAATCTTTGTCACGGCGTTACGGAATCCTTCGTTGGTTTTCCATAAGTATGTTATAACGCCGACAACCGCCGCGATTATGCCTATGACGAGCCCGACCTTGCTGAACAGCATCGATCCGACTTTTATAATCGTCCCCACGCTGCCGATGAGTTTGCCAACCACGAGAAGGAGCGGACCAATTGCCGCCGCCAATAATGCGATAGTCACGATGTTCTTTTTCGTTCCCATCGACAATCCCATCATTTTTGCGGTCAGCGGCGAGATATACTTTTGTATGAAGTTTCGAATAATGGGTATGAGCACGTCGCCGAACGAAATGGCTATTTCCTCCACTTCCGATTTTAGGATTTTCATTTGCCCTTGCAATGTATTGAGCTGAACATCCGCCATTTCGGTCGCTTTGTTCGTTCCCGTGATGGATGCGGTCATATCTCGAACGGCATCGCCGCCCGCCGACAAGAGCGCAAGCATACCGGGACCTGCTCTCGCCCCGAACACCTTCATTGCCTGCGACGTGTTCATCCCCGCTTTACCCAAACGGTCAATAATCGTCGCAAGATCGTTTGTCGCGGGATTTACATCTTCAAACGACAACCCCAATTCCTCGAACACGCCGAGTGCGGCAGTTGATGGATTCATAAGCGAGACAAGCGATTGCCGCAGTGCCGTGCCTGCCGTCGAGCCGTCATAGCCTGCGTTGTACAATACCGACAATGCGCCCGTCGTTTCCTCTATGGAATAACCGAGGCTGTTTGCCACAGGCCCGACATACCCCATTGAGTTCGAGAGTTTTTCCATATTCGCCATCGAGTTGCCGATTGCCGACGCGAACACGTTGGTCACGCGCTCGGCTTGATTGGCTTCGAGTCCGAACTGATTGAGTGTGGCTATAACCGTATCGGTCGTAAATGCGAGATCGCTCTGCGTTGCCGAGGCAAGGTTTAGCGTCGCTTGTATGGAGTCCGCCATTTGGTCGACTTTGTATCCTGCGGATGCCATATAATAGAGTGCGTCCGCTGCGTCGCTTGCCGAGAATACGGTTTTACTGCCCATCTCTCTCGCAAGTGCGGTCATACGCGCAAGTTCTTCGCCCGTCGCGCCTGCGACCGATGCGGCGTTTGCCATAGACTGCTCAAACTTTTGCGAAACATTAACCGCCGCCGTGCCGAGTGCCACGAGCGGAGCGGTTATGCTCGCGGTCAGTTTCGTGCCTGCTTTCGTGAATCCCGCCGACACTTTTTGAATTGATTTTTGTGCCGACTGCAAGCCTTTGGAAAGCGAGGAAATATCCGCCGCTATCTTGACCACAAGGTTTCTTATAACTGCCAATTCCCCACCTCCTTATTAGTTTTGGCGCACGAAAAAAGCAAGCACCTTTCGATACTTGCTTTTTACGATTGATTTTCGTTACTATTTAATTTTTAACGGTATAAAAGGTATTTCTGCCTTTCTCATGGCGCTCTATTTCACCGCTTTCAGTCAGTTGTTTCAGTATGTTTTCTATCGTCGCTTTGCTTAAGGTCGGACACAATTCCATTAAATCTCTCTTGGTAAATTTGCCGATAATTTGTCCTATGGCTATTTTCACGATTTCGGTATTGCTCTTCTTTTCGCTTACAATATCTATGCGCTTCTCGAATTCTCTGTAAGCCGACAACACAATCCCAAGCAGATACTTTATGAACGGTATTGGATCGTTATTGTTTTCGTGCCAACCTATACTGCTGTCTTGCAATGCATCATAATACAAAGATTTGTTCTTTTCTATCTTGCTCTCGATGCTTATATATTTGCCCACAACATAACCACTTTTATACAGCAACAATGTGGTGAGCAACCGACTCATGCGTCCGTTTCCGTCGTTAAACGGATGGATGCATAAGAAATCGGTTATGAACACGGGAATAAGCAATAGCGGATCTATTGCAGAGCTGTCGATTGCGCGATTA